TTCAAACCACTTACGCGGTTCCTTATAGACAGACTGCCAAGTGGTAATTACCACCTGATGATTCGTGTATTTTTCTGCCCCCGCATATATTTTGTGGCAGTATTCGGACGCCATCCATCCGTATTCTTCAAAGTCCTTATACATCTGCTCGACAAGAGACGTGGTAGGGACTACAATTAAAATAGATCTATCAACATTGACATGGAATCTTACCAATGCATAAATCATTAAAGATTTTCCTGATGCTGTTGGCGATAGTAATAAACGTCTATTATACTTTAGAGCTTCATAAATCGCTTTATACTGATAGTCCCGCACCTTTAGTTGACTCGGCAATCTCAGAGACTTTACAAATCCAGCAATTGCCTGGGGAGTGATCATTCCATTTTCACTTAATGGATGACCAAAATATTTGCACTCCTCCATCTTATATTTGTATCCTCTTTGATCCGCCCAGTCCAAGAGATAGTCAATGAGACCTACATAAATCTCTCCTGTGCCTGGGGAATATAATCGGATTTTTCCATCCCAACCTTTATATCTTTTATTTTTTTGCATGAATTTTGCAGACTCTACTTCAAAAGTAAAGAAGTCTGCTAATTCATAATTGATGTGTGGTTCTGCTTCGACCTTTAAATATACTTCATTCTTCTTTCGGATTTTCAAATCAAACATAGGGCGGACCATAAAACCATGCTACAAGTGATTTTCTATGACCAGCAGTGACAGGTCTTACCCTATGCCATTGATCTGCTAGAAAGAAAACTGCGGAGTAAGGTTTAGGTTTGATGGTAACAAACCTTTGCTTTTCTCCTGGTTTATATATCTCCAAATCAAACTCGCCTCCTTCGTATTCATTATTAAGAAAGAGAGTCATACTAATCTTTCTGACTACTCCATTAACAATAGAAGGATGCTGATCTTGATGCCAATCATAAAATCCTCCCTCACCATAAGATCCAAACTGGATAGGTTCTACACCAGTAAGATGTAAATTCCAGTGTGCAGATCTATTGATTTGTTTCCCCATACGCAAAAACATGGATAAGAGAGTTTTATCTCTTAACCATGCTACGTCAGTATATCTTTTTATTTCCGTTTGGTGATTCTGGAGTTTACCAGGATTCCATTTTAAATTTTCATTAGCAATAGCATTTTTTACTACTGCTGTTGAATGTCGATTAAAATCGACCTGCTTGTAGAAGAGACCGTAATTCATTAAAAACCATTCTTAAATTTCTCCCACTCAATTGCATTTTTAATTTGAAATGTCCTGTTGTTGATCTGTCTCAGTACACTGTCAAGAAACGCTAGAGTCTGTTCTATGTATGCTATCTTGAAATGTAATTTTTTGATGTCTTCATCAGCATCAATAAACATTGTGATCTCTTCCTTAGTAGTAAGTTTGAGATCAAACGGCATCTCTTTATATACAGTAGATGGTGCCTTACCCTTGTAATACAACCATTTGTCTCTGACAAGTTGATTTAATTCCAACTCTCTTTCTCTTTTCATCAGAGAGTATGTATTGTAAAACTCCATATATCTCATATGAAGTTGTGGGATTTTAGTTGATTCTTCACAATAAAGGTCTGTGTCAATGACACTATCCTTCTTCCACATTTCTTGTAGGGTTTCTAGATTCATAACGATATTTAAGTGCTTGGAGGTGCCATGCTTGACATAGACTCTTAGGTCCTTCCTTCAGAAGTTTTCTTTCCTCAGGAGTTATAACCCAATTATCTAAGATGTGTTGCTTCCATTCTATCATCTTCTGGTCTGACTGTTAACATTTCTGATTTCATATAAAGTATAGTTGAAAGATGCAGTAGCTGTGAAAAATTCATTATCACTTCCAGTTACATCAAACGACAACGTTGACAAACTAGATGGCCAAAGACTTTTAAATACAACATCAAAATTTGCAAGATTGTTATTGTTTAATACAGTCAATGCACCATCAGAAAAACGATACTCGTCTTTCTTAGTTTTGGCAACTTCATTAGCAGCTTTAAAACTTACTCTATCATCAATACTCTGGGGTGTGCCTAATCCACGCATCCAGTTATGTATCTCCATATAATTTGTTAGATCTTCATCTACAATGAAGTCGATTTCAAATGCGCCATATTTAATATTACCTTCAACAGGGATAGGCACTAAACCTCTTGTTGGAAGATCCACATTTCCAAGTGTTAGATCAGGAATTGCTGCTCTTTGGCACAAGAAAGAAACCTTTCTTGCCTTTTCCAATGAAAAAAGGAATCCAATTGGCGAAAGAAAATTCTTATTTGTTAATTGTTCGCTGTACCAGTTTGCCATTAGTCTCGCTGTCTCCAGTCATCGGATTTATCTCTACAAAACCAATCTTTAATATCATCGGCAGATTCAAATCCCGTTTTATAATTAGATGGATCGGGATCTCCTAACCCCATCTTATTCATAAAATCGTCCATGCTACCTTCTTTAATATCACCTGCTGCCTGACGGCGAGCTTTGTTTAACCAATCTCTAGCAGTAGTATATGATTTAGCAAGTTTTTCTGCCCAAATCATGTCGTCCAATTGGACCTCTTCTTTATTCGCAATTTTTTTACAAATAAATTCTAGCCGCAATCTGTATTTTGTAGACAGCATACTATTTTAAATTCTACCCTGGATTATTTAGGCATAAAGAAGGGGAGCAGTTGCTCCCCTAGTACTTCCTTCACACGGAAAAACTATTTATACTACATAAGTATCCTCTTGCAAACTGACTTGCATGCACTTTGTCTTAGCATATCGCATTCAATAAGACACTCATAGTAGTCATTTAACTTTTGATTTTCTATTTCATACTCATCTAATGTGTTTTCAAAATGACGCCACTCATCTAGTTGATTGCGAGATGTTAGATTATGCATAGCACCCCCCGTAACGTTTACATATAACAAAGTTGTAGGTTTGAGATCACTTTTCCACCTCGCTTAATTCTATTACTACTTATATAAGTTGTGTGCATTTTCTGACAGCTTGTATTAACTCTTATATTTCGTATACGTTGCTACACATTGTGCTTAACATAAAATTTACATAAAAAAAAGGACCCCGAAGGGTCCTTGATGGTATGTATACCAATATCACATGAGGTTGGTAACCTGGACGCGACGGTAGTACTTGTTAGCGTTAGCGGTAAGAGCGCCACTACCCTGAGTAAGACCACCAGAGAAGGGATTCGAGACCATGCCGTAGCGAGTCTTGAAGCCGATCTTGGGCTGGAAGGTGTTAGGGTTGATTGCTCTGACTTGCTGCAGAGGGACATAGGGGCAGTAGAAGAGACCTGCATCATAGGGGCTGGTGCCCTT